GTGTACATTTATATATTTATAACTATCCGCTATAATAACAGGTTGTGGATTTACAGGTTCTATAATTGTGTTTTTTACAGTGAAATACAAATCCATATTTTTTCCCTCCTCTCAATTATATTAAAAGATAAATAAAATTTATTAATTTATATATTATTAAATCTATTAAGAGCATCTGAAATAGATTGTTGTTTTCCTAGTATGCCCCAATATATAATAACTATCGCTGGTCCACCTTGTTGGGCATACTCAGATGTTGATATTCTAGTGTTAGCACCACCGCCACCACCATATCCAGGAAATCTAAATTCATTACCTGTGCCATGAAACGCATCACCTCCGTTTCCCAAACTGCCACCACCACCTCCTCCTACTCCATATGGTCTTCCACCTTGTCCAGTTACTCCGTCATATCCTCGTTCACTAGAATTACCACTATGACCACCACCTGTACCATTAGATTTTGCTCCAATTAATGTTTCTGGGTCGCTTGTATCATAGCTGGTACTTCCAGAATTACCATTTTGTAGACTTATTAAATCACCTACAACTGTAGCTGCACCAAATGTTATTGGAATAGTTTGCTTTGGTGATACTATAAATGACTTCGATACAACAGCTTCACCTCCACTACCACCTGTAGCAGCTTTCATTGTTTTACTTGTATTGTAATTTCTTGCACCACCATTGCCACCTCTTCCGCAAGCGGTCACATATATTTCTGTTATGTTATCAGGTACAGTAAATGTATTATTTTCTTTAAATATTTCACAACCTCCGATAAAAAAGTCATTGTTCAATATTTTCGAATTTTCATTCAACTTTCCAAAAACCGTATCTGTCCCACTGTCTCCACTCGCCCCAATCTTCCCATCAACCCCAGTAATCTTAGAAACCACCTCGCTAAACTTACTTGTAAGAGTTTCTTTAATTTCCGCCAGTCTTCCGAAAAGTGTCGGACTAGAACTTAAATCTCCAGAGCTTCCCACAGATGTTTTAATTTCTTCTGTTGTCCCTTTTATCTCTGTAACATTGCCCTGAAGCTGTTCATTTTGAATTGCTTCTTTTAATTTCTCATCTAAAATATCCATATTACCGTTAAAATCTTCTATATTGAAAAAATCTGTTTCATAAGGTTTTTTTAAATTAAAATTAGGTGTAAATTCAGCCATTTAATACCTCCTCTCTCAGTTGTCTATTTGTATAAACTGATAACTGACCATAAGTATATTTTTTAAATTGTAAATATTGATTATATCTCAAATTGACTTCTAATATTAAATTAGCTGGTATCATTCTTTTAACTGTACTTTCAACTTCATCAAACAACTTTTTAACTGTAAGCTCAATTAAAACTTTAAGCCTGTACTCATCATTATAAAGTGTAACTTCATATTGTCCTTTACCACACAGATTATCAAGGGCATTTAAAAGGGCATTGTATGTATAAGGCAAATCCTCATTAATTCGTGATTTTATCCTAAACCTTCTGACTTCAAGTGTATCAGTACCTTTAGGCTGTATATTTAATATTTTCTCCCAGCGTTTACAGCCATTTTCAGTAAGTGTCTCTATAAACTGGTCAAGAAATACATTATTTGAATTACTCCAACAATCTGTAAGTATTGTATTTTCAATTTCTGCAATTTTTTTGAATTCCCTGTAATCTTTAATAATAAGAGGCTGATATATACTTATATCAACATTTTTAAGCATTTACAGTCCCCCTTTTAACAATAGCATTTTCACCAACTACAAAATTTTCTTCAATCCCATTAAAAGCTGTATGTGCAATATCTGTAATACCTTCAATATCAAGAAGTCTGCTTTCAAACTGGCTTATTCTCACAATAATATTATTCAAATCCTGCCAATTACTGTTAAGCTCATTGAAATAGCTGTCAATTATATCATTGACAGCATCTTTTATATCCTCAAAACTCCAACCTTCTGTATAAGTTATTTGAGTAGTTATATTTAAAGTTGTTTCAGTTACTCCTTCAACAGTTACAATATGCCCTATTGGTGAAATTCCAAGCCCTTTACCTTGATTTTGAACAGGGTCAATTATTGTTTGAACATTCTGTATAAGTTCATCTGTCGGAGCTGTATATTCACTTGATATAATAACAAGTTTAACAGTTCCTCCTCCATTCCATGTAGGATAAACCTTAACACCGCCAACACCTTGAATACTGTTTGTTTTATTTTTATAATCCTGAATATTTCCTCCAAAGGCTTGAGAATTAAAGCTACTTAAATAACGCCTTCTGAAACTTTCAGTATCTTCTTCATCTTCACCAAAAACAAGTATTTCAGTTAAAAAAGCTGATGTAAGACCTTTTATATATTCCACAGGAATAAGTTGTCCTATATATCCATTAGGTGAACTTCCTGCTGTTTCACATACCATTTTATAAGTATTTTCAGACATAAGCTCTGTCACAGTATAGTTATAAATATCGATACTAAACCTTGAACCAATAGGAACAGGTATATTAAAAACACCTTTTCCAACAGCAAATGTTGCACTATAAGGCTTAATTCCTCTTTCATTGGCTCTCATAATAAGATACCCTCTGTCTGATGTATCTGCAAAAGTCTGTTTAAGTATAAAATCGAGGTCAATATAAAGCTGTGCAATTTCAGCGGCAGCCGGAGCTAATGCATCATATATTACAGAGCCTTCCCTTTTATCAAAACTTGAAGGGACTTTATCAAGGGCATTTTTCAATATATTTTCAAAGGTCATATTTTCAAACATTTATACAGCCACCTCCTTTGACATTTCAATATCTCCAATTATTGAATGGACTGTAAAACTAACTGATACAATATGCTTTTTACTTGTATTAAATACAAAGTTATCAACAGAATTTATTCTGTCATCTTGAATTAATGCTTCTTTTATACGACTTTCAATAATAGGTAAAACTGTTGTTACTGGCTGACCGAAAATATCTTTAAACTCAACACCATAGTTTCTTGAATATATAACATTTTCATATCTTTCAGTTGAAAGTATTTTATATATAGTCTGTTTTAAAGCCTCTTTATTATCACATTTTCCAACTATAATACTTTTTTCAATATCCATTTTGTGTTGTAAATTAGGCTGTATAACTGTTTTTATTGGATTTACATTAAGTCCCTCTGGTATCATAATGTCACCGCCCTATCCAAAACCATATATTTTTGTCCGCCCTGCTGTCTTAAAAGTATAACTGCTTCCCCTGCTTTAAGACCGTTATATACAGTAATTTTATGTTTTATTTTCTCTTTAAAAGATATTTTTGAAGGTGAACTTTCAGAAGTTTCTTCCATATCCCAAGTAGTAAATACTTGTTTAATAGAAGAGTCATCAAAGGATATTTCTGTTTCATAATCCGTTAGACTTTCAGGTATAATCAAAAACTTCTCTGATAATATAAGTTTTTGGTCAATGAATATAGTAAGAGGTGATATACTTTGAACAGTACCATAAAATATATCAGTAGGCTTTGAGTTTTTTACAGCTTCAATAGCTGATTTTTTAATAACCTTTACAAAATCACTTGAATTAAGCAATATACTCCCCTCCTTTTAATTCTATATCCATAGTGTGTTCATTCTGTTTAAATGTGTGAGTGCATTTTTCAACAATAAGCCAATTATTAGATATAATATCACCTAAATTTAAAAAGACAGGAACTTGACTTCCTGCCCTTACTCTTAAATCTCCCATTATTCCATTTATAGATAGAGAACGTGTTTTATTGTTATAAAGTTTTAAAAGTGCTTCTGCCATAATTGCACCATTATCACGATTATCAATTTTCTCAAAATACTGTAAAACTCCCCATCGTTTTATTGTATGGTCACTTTTTGCTGTAAATACTTCCATTTTTTTAGTTTCATCATCTTCATAAAGAAGTTTTATTTTATTGTATGTTTCACTATCAATAGATGTTTCATAGTCAAAATCCTCTGCTATATTCTCATCAATTTTTATAGGAACTCTCATATCACCTATATTTTTTAGTGCCAGCTTTCCAAAATCATCATACAACACATACATTTCTTTTGTATTTAAAAGTGTTGTATCAAGGGCATTTTTAATAATATCAAACAAAGAGGTATTGTCCTCTATACAACTTGGTATAACATATTTTGTGTCAGTTATATCACCTGTAAAAAGACTGAAATCTCCTGCTATCATTTTTAAAAGCTGTGACGCTGTCATATTTTCATAAATATAAGTATCCTTATTTTTAAAATATCTTAACTGGTCATAGGCTTTTACTGATATAAGACCATCTTTTGTCCTTGATTTTTTAAATACAAAGCCTAGAAATACAGGTGTATCATTAACATAAAGTTCAACTCTGTTTCCCTCTTGAAAATTTATAATATTATCTTTTATTACTGAAAACTCAAGACTTCCTGCCGTTCCTTCTCTGTCTGTTGTCCATTTTATACCTTCCTCAACCAATGGAGCATATACTTTCCCTGTGTCAGGATTTTCAATTATTAATTTAATATTTAAATCATTCAATAATAATCACTCCTTTGGTATAACCAAAACTTGACCAACATAAATGAGATTAGGGTTTGTTATTTGTGGATTTGCAGAGGCTATAAGTTTATATTTACTTCCGTCACCATAATAATATTTTGCTAATGCCCAAAGAGTATCACCTTTTTTAACTTTATAGCTTTCATTCTGTGGTATTGGTGCTTGAGGACTTTCTACTCTTGTTTTTTCCTCTGTTGCCGTTCCGTCAGATGATATATTTATATCAATGGTTGTAACAGATATATACTGTTTTAAGCTTATACTTACAGTCAAATCAAAACCATTGTCAGCACTTTCTTTTATCGTGTAGTCTTCAAGGCTTACATATTGAAACTCTGTATCGTATAAGCCTACACCGTTAGGCAACTCTCTGCTTACATAAAATTTAAAAGGCTTTTTACTAACCTTTAATCTTTTAAGTTCTTCAAGATAATACTTTTGATTTTTAAAGCCATTTTCATACATAGCGAAAGGATATTTAACAGCCGGTAAAAGTATATCAAAACTTATTTCAGTAAGTCCTACACCTTTAAGAAAGTTATATTCTGTGTCATTTATGAGTGTTACGGTTTTATTTTGGTTTTTAATTTTTATTTCAAGGCTTTGGGGAGTGACAGGAAGAAGTATATTATCTAAATAAAATCTGTATGCCATTTATTACACCCCCTCTGCCATTCCTTCAGCAGCCTCGCTTGTTTTTCTTACAATATGGTCAATAACTCCATCAATATCCATACCGTTTTTAATATTATTACTCATTCCCGACATATCAATATTTATACTTGGTGTAACATAACGCATTACAACATCTCTTTCAGCCATTTTTCTTAAATATTCCATATTTTCATTTGTTGTTGCCACTTCATCAGCTATATCAGATGTGTTACCTGCTATTTTGTTAGTATCTTCCGCAATACTTGGTATGTTACCATATCCACTTGAGTCAAAAGGTATACCATCCAGCCCACCACCAAATGTACTTTTTATTTTATTGTCTATTCCTTCACCAAATTTATAACCTGCATCCCAAGCCTCACCATAATTTATTCTGTCAATACCACCTTTTGGTGTTAATCCTGTAAGTGTAATAGCTTTCTCGTTCTTACCCCAGGAAACAACATTTTTCTTTAAATTTTCAAGACCTCCCGTCCAATCAGTTCCAAATATTGCATCTATAATTTTTGTAACAACTTGTCCTAAAGATAAAAACCACCCTATAATTTGACCAATTAAATTAGCTACTGCATCTCCAAAGCTATCAAAACCACCATTACAAACATTTAGAATAAATTCAACAATACCCAAAAACGGATATACAAAAGCCCACACTGCTTGTAGTATAGCATTTATAACTCCAATAGCAATATTGAGTATAACTGCTCCAGCAACAGCTATAATGCCAGCAATAAATCCTATTGCTGATGTAGTTTCATTTCTCGCTTTATTTACAGCTGCAATAACAACAAATATAACTGTTATTAATACTATGATTGCTAATATAATCCAAGTAATAGGACAAGCCATTAAAGCTGTATTAAATGTAGATTGTGCAACCGTTGCTTGTGCTGTTGCAACAGTCAAGGCATATTCGGCATTTACAGCAAGCCATTGAGCATTTACATTAGCAAGTATTGCCTTAGCCTTAATAAGTGCCTGTACATTTGAAATAGCTGTCATAGTATTCGATAATCCTTGTGCTGCTGAATTAGCCAATAAAGCTAATGTATAGTAGCCTACCGCAGAAGCAATACCTAAAACAATAGGCTGTATAACAGACCAATTCTTAGCTAAAAAGCTTATAAAATTTAACAGAGGTTGTGATGCATATAAAACTTTATTTACAATTCCATTCCAAACTTGACTCCAAGTCATAGGCATATCATTAAATTGGGTATTTATCTCATCAGTGGCACTTAACATTGCATTTTTTACAATATCAGCTGTAATTTTACCATCTGAAGCTAAAGTCCTTATTTTTCCAATAGGCTCACCCAAATAATCAGCTATTTTTTGTATAACATTAGGTGCAGCTTCAAATACAGCATTTAATTCTTCTCCTCTTAATACTCCAGAACCAAGAGCCTGCGTAAGCTGTAATGTTGCTGAATATGTTTCTGCCTGTGAAGCTCCGGCTATTACAAATAATTTATTAAGATTTTCTGCAAACTGTATAGTTTCATCATTACTTGCAAAAGCATCATCAGCTCTCAAGGCAAGTTTTGCAACAACATCTGCTGTTTGACTATAAAGTGCTCTTGATTCTTGAGCAGAAGCAAATATCTTGTCTTGTAATTCTTCAACAGAACCACCATCATCAACTATCATATTAAGTCTTGCAGTAGTGTTAGAAAAGTTATCTGAAGCATTAAAAAGAGATTTAACCCCTTGTATTCCTAAATATGCTCCCACCATACTTTTTATATTATTCAAAAGATTATTTGTTGAAGATACTCCGCTTCTAACTTCATTGTTATAATTCCTTTGACTTTGACCTGCTCTGTTGGTGCTATTTACAATTTCCTCTATTTCTCTTTGTGCTTGGTCTAAACTTCTTCTTGTTTCATCAAATGTATGTGTATCAAAAGCATTATCCATAGAGGTGGCTACTCTTTCAGTTACAGATATAAGGCTATTAACAGAGCTTATTATATTTTGTATTGGTCTTGTCATTCTGTCTGTAAGACTAATTATTGCATTAATAGATGCCATTTAACCACCTACCTCTTTTTATTTTTTAATTCCTTTTCTTTCTCTTTTTCAGCCTCTATTTTTTTATCAATACAAGCAATAATAAAGGCTTTTTCTTGTGTATCTAAATTAATAAATACAGAGGGTAGCATTCCAAACTCTAAAAAACAGTAATAGGCATAACAGGAAGTACCACCCTCATCAATTAGTTTTTTGCTTCTTCAATCTCCTCATTAATATTGCTATTTCCAATATTATTAGTTATGAAATCAACAAAATTATTATATTCATTTGGGTCATCAATCATCTGAACGATAAGCTCTTCAGGTGTCATAACTCCATAACTATCCTGTAATTCTTTATCATATAAATTAGGCTCTACTACTGAAGAAGCAATTAATTTTGCTATATATTTTCTATTATCAAAAGTAGTTCTAAATACATTAGGTTTTCCCTGCATCGGAATTTCTCTTGTACAACTTTCTCTTATATCTTCACTTTCTGCTGTTGTTAATGGTTTTATAGTCCATTCAAGAGGATTTCCATTTTCATCACAAAGTGACTTTGTTGCTGCATATTTGACATTTTCTCTCTGTTTTTTATTTTTCTTTAAAAATAATGATAATTTTGACATACAAATTCTCCTTTTCCCACCAAAAAAACACCCACAAAAGTGAGTGTTTAAAATATTTAAAATTAACTATTGTTGTTCAATACTGTTATAATGTTCTGTTTCTCCTTCTTCATCCCAATGGTCAACTATATGATTTCCATAAGGGTCATATACATCTACTTTTCCAAAATTTATAGTATTATCTTTAATATATGCTCTGAAATTATAAGTATATTTTAAGTCACCTGTATTAAGTGTTGTAAAACTTCCTTTTCCTATATATTCTTGTAAACTTTCTTCAAAATAAATACTATGGTCTGAAATTGTAAACTTACAGTCAGTTCCAAGTGTAGTATTCATTGATTTAATAAAGGCATCATCTACTTTACCTGATTTATTGCTGTTTCCAATAGAAGAAACAGCAATAGCAACAGCAATAATAAAGCCTATTATAATCACAATTAAGCACCCTGACTTCTTTTTATTTGGTTTTTGAACTTGATTGAAAATATTATTTTCATTCATAAAAACATTATTTCCTGTTGCAGTACCACAGTTTTTACAGAATTTTTCATCAGCTTCTAACTCCTTACCACACTTACTACAAAACTTATTCATAATATACTACCCCTTTCAATTTATAAGTTTGTTTCCATTATAAACCAAAAAAGGTATAGTTTCAACATTTGTGAAATTTGTTAAGTATCACCTCATACCCTCAAGCATAGCGAACTCTTCTGGGATTTCCCAATCCTCAAAAGTAAAGTCCATATCCTCATCAAGGGTTTCTCCATCAGCGTCAAACTTAGCAATTATTCCGCTATCCATATTACAATCTTTTAAAATTATAGTCTGTCTGCCTGCTGCTGATGTTTTATCCTCATTTACAATCTGAATATCAAAATAAATATCTTCTCCGGTTTCTTTATATTTATATAGGAGTTTTCTAAATATTGATGTGTTATAATGGAAAGTAGCACTTCCTGAACCTGTCCAACCTGAAGCCTTATTTCCTTTTGCTGGTCTGCCTAAAATAGGAACTTCTGTTTTATTTTTCTCCATTTTAGCCTCAAGATTAATAGCCTGCATAAAATTATATCTATTACCGTCTATTGTCACAAAGCACTCAGCCTCTTTTGCTGATAAAGCATCTTTCGCCTTCATAGTAACATTATTACCCACATAAACACCCCCTTTTACGCTATTTCAACTGTCATATAAAGTTGTGCCATAGCATTGACCACAGTAACTTTATCATATACAACAACAGCTTTTTTACTATCACCTTGAACAACAGTTATATCTTCAGATGTAAAGTTTTCTATTGCTCTTATATCCTGTAACTGCTGATGATGTTTAACTATATCATTCCAAAGGCTTATGCGTCCATTTGCATCATTAGGCACAACACCCAAATATCTAGTATTGAATATATTTGCAATATCATTAGCAATCTGGTCACAAACTCTTATTGTCTGATTTTCCTTAAATATATCTCCCTTTGTCTCTGATGTCGTTAAAAGCGTATTTATATCAGAAAGCACTCTTACATCATTACCTACATTATGGAAAGCAAATTTACCTGCATTAATAAATCCTTCAAGCTGTGACTGTGTATAGTCTGCTTTTACAGTAAATTCACCGTCATATTTTTTATTAAGTAATGAAGCGTTTACAGGACAACTTGATTCTGCACCTGTTACCCAATATACAAGTGATGATACAGGACTTTCTTCAACATCATTAATAACATTTATAACTCCCTCATAGTCAGCCTCTTTATTATGAACTACAAGCTGAAATTTTGCCCCAACTTCATCTCTAAGCCTTTTTGTATAAGCAACATAGAGGGATTTTATTTCATCTTCAGTAGAAACACAACCAAGTATATTAAAATAGTAACTTTCGGCTTTATCTAAAAATGTTTGATGAGCTCCTCCATTTACTGTGCCATTTGCACCTGTTGAAAGAGGTTCTCCTGCTGTTTCTGAAAGAGATGCACCACTTTTCCAAGTAACATAATCATTGTCAACAAGCTCTGACATTTGAGAAACTGTTTGTTTGTCTAAAAGTGTTGTATCATCAATATAAAGTGAAACATCAAACTTTTCTTCTTCCTCTACATTATTTGATATTACAACTTTTAAATTATTTCCCCTTGTACCACAATACTTAGCTGTTGCATATGTATTTGTTGCTTTTACACCGCCACTTGTAAGCCTATAAAGGTAAAGTGTTTTAAGATTTAAAAATAAATCTCTAAGACCTTTTAACTGTGGTGCTGTATAGTCATAACCGAATAATTTCATACTATTTTTTTGTAAATCACCGTTTGTAACTTCAAAGATAGTATTTTCAACACCCCAATCAAGTTCAAGAGCCATGGCTGCATAACCTCTATCAGAAAGTGTTGCAGAGGCTCTACTTGCAGATATAAAATTTATATATGCCCCCGGTAAAACCTTATTTTGTGTAAAAAAAGTTCCGCCACCTAAAGCCATATTTATTTCACCTCTTTTTTCAAAAATTTATCAATTCTTTTCTGTAATTCTGACTTTGTGATTTTTTCATCATCAGCCATAACAACAGTAACTATATCCTTATATTTTTCAAAAGATTTTGAGTTTTTAAGCTGTTCTTTACTAAAAACAACCTCTTTTTTAATTTCTTCAGCCATTTCAAACCTCCCTTATTTGCTTTAACTCCTCCATATTTATTTCATCAACTATATTTTTATAAACATAAATTTTATAGCTTACATTAAAATTTAAAATACCGTCAACAACTTGAAAAGACATATTAGTACCTCTTACAATATCACCTGATACATTTATGATTTCAAGACAATCAAAAAGTTTTTCTGCAACATTGTTACATTCTTCTCTGCCGCCTTCTGTAATATACTGAATCATACAATTACAGCTTATAAGGTATCTTTTACCTAAAACCTGTTCATACTGTGGATTTAATACAGAAATAAAAAAACAAGGCTCTTTAAGTCCCTGTTTAACTTCTTCTGTATGTATATTATAATCACTTCCAAAATCATCTCTTATAGCTTTTGCAATACCTTTTACAATATCATTTATCATTGTAGATATTCACCTAATTTCTGTGATATAAATTTCTCAATAATTTGTGGTGATTTTCGCTGTATTTCCTCTGCTGATATAGTAAGCATAAATCTACCTGGAACCCAACCTTCTTTTAATTTCTTACCAAGTGCCGGAACATATCTTCCCGGAGTCTGTCTGTGTCCATATTCAACATACATAGCATATTCAGTTTGATTTATAACCATTATGGTATAATTAAATCCCTGTTTAGTAATTCCTGTAACCTGCCAATTCCTTTTTAAATTCCCTGTTATTGTTGGAGTTCTCTTTATAACCTCTCTTAAAAGCCTTGCTGTTAATTCTTTTGCACAATCAGAAATAAATACATCAAGTTTATTTTCAAATTCAACAAGATTATCTCTGAATTTCTCAAGTTCTCTTACATCAAAACCGTTTCTTGCCATTATGCCCACTCCCTTTCAAGTATAAGTTCTATTCTTTGATGTGAAATATAACGAGCCGGCTCTCCGGAAGATTTATAAGTTTTATTATCACAAACAATACGACTTCCTGCCTTTATATTAATATCCGGAGAACAAAACAAACTTATACTTTGACTTAGACTTGCTCCTGTATCTGTTTGAGTTGTGTTTGGTATACTTTTATAACTTATTCTGCAAGGTATATTGCTGTATTTTTCAACCTCTTGTATACTGTCTATGCCTGTTTCACTATCTCTTACAGTTTCATATTCATATATATTACAAGTTTTGTTGTAGAGGCTTTCAGCGTGCTTTTTAATAGCATAAAATATTGACATTACCACACAACCTTTCTATATATATTAAGCTGTGATTTATAGTTTTTTAAAAACTCCATAGAGGGATTTTCAGATATTGAAAAAGCAGAACCAAAGGAGACAGAAACGTCTCCCTCAGATATGCTTTTAACTTTACCTTCTGAATTTTCTTGTCCATAGTTTTCAGCTCTATACTTATCAATACACATACTTACAACTACATTTTCAAGACCGGAGGGTATTTCTTTGATATGGCAATAATTAAGCACCATATCCGTTACAATATCAATAGTAAGCTGTAAAACATAGTCCTTACTGTTATCTTCAATACCAAGAAGTATTTTTAATTTCTCAAGCATATTACCACTTCCTACTGGTTAATATTTGTAATATATCGGCTTTTTTTGTATTTTCGCCTAAGTCTATATTATGTAACTTTGCATATTCTTTAAGTTCTGTAACTGTGAGTTTTTCAAGTTCTTCATTTTCTAATATTTTAGGCGGAATTTTTTCAATCTCTTCATTTTCTAAATTTGTAGAGGGTAATTTTTCTGTTTCTTCACAATCATTTTTGATATTTTCATCAAGCAAATAAAAACCCTCAGATATAAGTTTATCTCTTGTATATTCTTTATCTGTTACCCTCTCCACATTGTCCCTTTTAAGTCTGTAATTTGCCATAAAATCACTCCTTATGCTTTAGCATCTTTTATATTGACGAATATTGAACCTTTGCAATTATCTTTAACCCATATATCGTGATAACGGCGATAATCTAAAGACCAAGCATTCGCTTTCTGATAAATTTCCGGTGAGAATATTCTCATTTTATCCTGTTTAGTAACAGCAATAGGAGTTTCTCTTGCAACAATCATAAAATTAATATCTTTAGCAGAAGAACCTTTTTCATATCCACCATCTTCCTGACCACCTGTTAAACCGTCTTTAAGTGTAATTGCAGAATACATTCTTACTTTTGGTACTAAAATAATAGGGCAATCATCAATAAAAGGTACTTTTGTATTTATTCCACCCTGTGAGAATGTACCTGATGTAATTTTACCTAAAACAGCTTCTTCAATAGCTGTTGTTGTATCATAATTAGCAAGTATTACAATTTCACTATCAAAGCCGTTTTCTCTTATAACTTTAATACCATTTTTGATTTTATTTATAATTGTACTGTTATCAATAGTATAAGAGTATTCAGCCTGTGCATCTTCTTCTACACCCATAGCAATTTCAGCTAATTTTGAAATACGATAAGCATCAATTTCCGGTGTAACTCTTGTTCTCTGAAACTCACCCATAACATTACTTGCAGTAGCAACAAAATTTGTTTCATCTACGTCCATAGCATCAATAAGGAAACTTCTTCCTCTATCCTGTGTCATTGTTTTTGTCTGATATTTAAGAACAACACTACCCTGTGTATATCCTTCTTCTCTGTCATATTCTCCAAGTCCTTGAAGAGCTATTGAAGGTATTTTTATTTCATTACCTCCATTATATTTAACTTGTCCAGAGTTATCGTCCATAAATCCTGTTTTTAAAGTCTGAATTGCCAATTTATCAAGATTAGTTTCAAATATTTTTGCATATTCAAATGTATTTGCCATTATAATTCCTCCTTATTATTTAACTCCCATAGCATTGGCTACAATACTATTTATATTGTCATTATCAGAAAATCCAGAGCCACCACTAAAACCTGTACCCTCTGTTTTTACTGTTTCAACATCAAAAAGATAACTATCACTCTTTTTAAGACCTTCAATATCAAGTCCCTCAAGTGTTCCATCATCTTTAAGAGTTACTTTTTCCATATCAATAAGAGCCTTTATAGCCTTTGTATTTTTACCCTTTGCCTGCATTATAGCCATATCAACAGCATTATTCTTTTTGATATTTAAAATATCTGTATTATATTTTGTTTCCCAGTCTGTAACATCTTTTTTTAATTTTTCAATGTCTACACCGTCAAACTTTTTAACTGTTTCTTTTAACTGTGTTATAGTATTATTTGCCGTTGTAAGTTCATCTTTAGACACCATATTTTTGATAATTTCGGAATAAAGCTCCATTACTTTAGAGGCTTTTTCCTCATCAATACCCATTTCAATTAACATTTCTTTTTTCATTTTTTAAACCTCCTTAAAACATAATTTAAAGCAATAAAAAAAGACCTGTTGGTCTTTAAATGTTAAATAACTCTTTTAAATTATTTGGTACAACAGAAACCTCCTACTTTTCTCTTTTTCTAAGAAAGCCAACATTGTCCACTCCAGCTTGTAAACCATTACCACGCAAACTTTTAAAATGCTCATTTATTTGCGGATAACTTTCCCATAAGTCTTTAGGTATATTCTCACTATAAACAACTTTCCAAAATTCTATTTTATTTTTTGTATTAAGTATTCTTGCAATTAAATCATCATTAATTTTATCTTTATCAATCATTTTACCATTCCTTTAATAAAATCAAAGAGCCTTCTATCTTTTTTATAAAGATTGTCAGGGTTTGTTACATATTCTCTATACCCTTCACTGAAATACTCACCTAAACATTTTTTATTTAGCATAATTCCATTACTATAAATGACTTGTTCTTCTCCATCAATATCAAATTCATATATAAAACCTTGATATTCAGAAATAAATTTAGGAGCATCTAACCTATAAACTGGTTCAACAAATGTTTCCATATCTTCAATAATATCAAATGGTGTTATATCTTCAAGACCATTTTCCAATATATCCAAAAACTTTTGGTTATGATATAAATCAAGATTTGTTTCTATGGCGTGACCAAACTCATGTATAAGCTCACCAGGAATAAAATCTTTTCTTAAATAAAGTATTCCTTTTTTTCTATCATATCTTGAAGACTCATCTCCTACAAACTCAATAGATTTAACCTCTGATTTTATTATATCTTTATGATTATCTGAAATCAAGTTCATTTCATAATTCAATCTTTTAATAATATCATCATTAATTTCATCTATATTTCTGATAGGAATAAATTTAGGCTCTTTAATATTTGGTATAACATATTTACTATGCCATTCTTTAAAAGTCATATCAGAAGGCACATAATACCCATTACCCTTTTCATCTCTCGCAAAACGTTCCTCACCCTCTGTAAACTCATCATTAAAAGCTGGTATAGTTGTTGTTCTACAATGCGGATGAAAGGGAGGAGCTGTTACTCCCGTCTCATATTCTGATAATTCAAACTCTTTGCCGTCCAAACTTCGGCATATTTCAGATGTTTTTAAATCAAGTGTTGCCAGTATACTATATTTTTCAACATTTAACTCTTTGTAGCTTTCACATCTTGCTATAGATGAAAAAGCTGCACTTTCTGTAAGTACAAGTCTTCTTGTGGCTGAATAGCTACTACCTGCCTTTTTTTGAATTTCTCTTATTATCTTTTCTGGAGCTGCACCTCTTATAATTCCTTGTGTAAAAGTAGTCTGAAGCTGGTTAATAAGAGTTTCTTTATCTTGCCATATTCTATCACTAAAAGTTTTTAAATCACTTGTCCATGGCTTTTTTAACACTTCATTTATGGTTTTTGTATCAAGAGTTGCAAAAGCATTGCCATATCCAAAACCTTTTTGAAACTCATATATACTGTGATAATAACTTTCAGAATATACTTTTGATAAATTGCTATTGAATATATCATTCTTATTTTTAGCTAAAATTTCAAGTTGCTGGCTCATCTGTATTTTAAGCATTTCAAGCCTGTCAATTCTTGATACAGCAGAAGCGTTTTCTAATCTTTTTATCCATTCATCACTAAGTCCCTTGTTTTGAGCAACAGATATATACTCTTCAAGTGTCATTCTGAATGATTTTAAATCTTTGGAGTTCAAATTCTTTTTTAAGTCAGAATAGCTAATTCCACTATTTTTTGAAATACGACTTATAAGATTTTCTATATCTTTTTCAATATTATTTAAAGCATATGTATAAGAATTATATATATGCTTTTCCATTTCTTTGGCATTTCTATTTAATATATCTTCATTTACTGCCTCAAAACGCTGTTTCCAATAAGTACTATTCGGTGTTTTCATGGCTTTCACCACCATCACCTATACTGTAATCCAAAAAACGATTTTCTTCTTTTTGTTGTTGTGCTTCTATTTCTTCAATCTCTGCATTAACATCATCAACAAAAGGATGTTTACTAAGAAGTGTTTTATCAGAAACAACTCCTTTAGACTCATTTATCATTTTAACCAATTCATAATCATTTGTTATTATAGTTTCATTTATGTCTATATCTATAAGATTACTGTCAAAAGATGCATTATTGTTTCTGTTATAATCATCAGTAACAAACCATAAAAATTCCTTTATGGCACTTTTTAATTTAGGTATTATCATTCCAACTTTTAAATCCAGTTGTGCATATCTAAATTTCAAACTAACACCTGAAGGTGCAGAACCAAAGTTTTCATTATCAACATCAACACCCATACCAAAATGAAATATATCTCGTCTAAGCATTTTTAAAAACTCAAGTCTTCCTTCAACAGGTAAATCAACTTGCTTTGCTTCAACTTTTCCACTTGTATCATCTATATGTACTGATTTATTAACCTGTAACTTTTTTACTATGGAAGATGCAGCTTCACCACCGTATCCTTCAATAACCCAATAAAGGTCAACAAAATCAAGAAAATCATTCGTTCCTGAACTTGATATTAAATCATAAGCATCAATAAGACCTTTTATACACTTAAGGTCATTTGTACCCTTTGAATTATTTTTAAGTATTATAAAAGGAACTCTGCCCCATGAATGTTTTTCGTTTTTTACAGTAAAGCCTTCTTTTAAAGTTTGTATCCACCAATGTGGCGAAGGATTATATCTTATAGAACTGTCTATTTCATAATTGCCTGCATCATTTTGTATATAATAGGTCACTTCGTTTTTAGTCCACCACTCAACTCTTTTTTGCAAATATGTTCTTCCGTTTCTTGTAACTTTAATATCATAGTATCTTATGACTTGTTCAAGCTCTGTTTGATGTTCAGTATCATAAATAGCAATAATCTCCTCAGCAGGAACTATACAATATTTAAAATCTCCATTTTTGTTATAGTATACATGAAGAACTTCTATTCCTTTATTGCTGGCTCCCATAATCCAATCCTGAAGCATTTCATTAAATTTCTCATTACAAAATACCGATAGATATTTTTCATACTCCTTTAAACTTGTATCATCAGAAGCTCCTCTGACTGATATTGAAGGTTCTTTTGCCGCAATATATGATACCTTTTGGTCTACAAGTATTTTATGGAAAGGATTTATATTATGATGATTGCTTCCATTGGGATTTCTGAAACTTTCAAGTTTTTCATTTTCATCTTCATCAGTAGAAGATACTATTGTTTGATTAAAGTTATGCTTTAATATATCCTGCTCACCGTTGTAATACATTTCTCCTGTTTTCATTTCAAGTTTAGAAATACTTAAAATATCATCTTGTATAAGAGTTTTTATTATATCACTATCATTTAACTTGCTTTCTGAGGTAATCTTCATATTTATAAGTTCTGTTTCAGTTAAAAACAATATTTCTTCACCTACCTTATTTTTATACTTCTCATATCACTTTCACGACTATAACGAACAGCATCTATTGTATGGTTATTTTTATCCGGAAAATCAGCTTTAAACTCACCGTATTTATCTTTTTCAAGCTCATAACCATTGAATTCACGAGTTGTATTTGGGCATCTAACAGGGTCAATAACTATTTCCTCTAAATCCTGAAGCCACTTTATGCCATATTCAACAGAGTCCGGACCTTTTTTAGCTCCTATAACTCTAAGTCCATAACTATTCATTTCAGCTATAGATTTAGGTTCTGCACTATCACATACAACAATTTTATTATTTTTATTTTCTTGCTTTATAAGTTCATAAGCTTTTTTATTGCTCAGTCCAACTTTATAAATTTCATAAAATATATAAAGCCTTCTACGCTTTCTGTCATAATGATTAACTGTATAAGTAAATGGGTCTGAAGCATATCCCCAGTCAATACCTCTTGCTATGCGGTCAAACATTCTTATTTCTTCATCAGAAATAGTTCGTATAGTGATATTTGTAAATACTTCTCCACCTGTTCCTGTAACTTCACCAAGATATTCATGGGCATAACTTTCATAATTAACATTTTTAAGATGTTCAGCTTCAACAATAAATTGTTCTCCAAGCCATTCTTTTGGTACTCCTAAATATGTGCTATGGTGAACAAGTTTATCTTCTCTTTCTTCTGTCATCTCTATATTAGTCCAGTTTCTTTGAGATTTTGGTGGATTAAAAGAATAAAAAACAACAAATTTATCACCACCACGCATAAGGGATTGATTTATAGTTCTTATTTCAGACATTCCATTAAACTCATCAACTTCTTCATACCAAAGGTATTTACAATAACCTTTTCTGAACTTTGTTGATTTTATTTTTTTAGGTTTATCTGCACCACGAAATATAATTCTTTGACCTGTTGGTATATATATAAGCTCTAAAGGACTTACTTTTCCTTGCCAAAGATTATCAACCCCAAGTGCTGATATTGCCCATTGCAACTGTTCATAAACACTGTCTTTAAGATTTTGTCCCACTTTTCTAAGTGCAACACAATTAGCATTTTTATCAGCCATTATTCCGTTTATTATCTGTATTGATATAAAAGAGGATTTTGTACTACCTCTACCTCCCTTAAGCCAATAGTGTGTATGTTTTTCTTTAACAAGGTCTTCAAATACTTTTTTAAAAGCAGGTGCTATGAGTTTTTCAATTTTATTTTTCTCACTTTTAAATTCATTTTCACTTTTTTTAATGTTTTTAAAATTTTTAAACTCTAATACAAAGCTCATTAAAAATCACCTATACTTTTCTCTGCTAAGTATTGACACAGCCATAATATGTTCTCGTTTTATAGTGTCTTTGTCTATAACACTATAACGATTAGCTCTATTTTCAGAATCCCAATTTCTTTTATATTCTTTTCGTTTTTTCTGATTAATTATTTTTCTGTAATTTCTTTCATCATTATATGTTGTTAAAGAATTGAGATACTTTGAAATACTTTTTCTGCTTACACCTATTTCAACACTTATTTCTTTTATGGATTTTTTATCAATAAAAAAAAGAGCCTCTGCTTGCTCTCTCCAATTCATTATTTTCACTTCCCATTTTTGTCGGATTATTTTTGGGCATAAAAAGGCTACTGACAATATATTTAATACCTATTTTAAAACCCTTTTAACTCTTTTCAATTTGTTTTAAATATTTTTATATGAAGAATTTATCAGTAAAAATTTAAAGCTGTTAGAAGGGCAAATTAAAGGCTAATTTTTATTAGATTGATTTTCTATGTCATCAGCTATTTTTGATATGGCTTTTGCTATATCCGGATAATTATTTCCAATCTCATCAAAAACTTGTTCCTTAAGCATTTTCAATGCACTATGTATAGCTCCTGAAGCCTTTCTGCTATCTATTTTAAGTCTTTCATTAGCCACCTGAGCTCTTTGAAGTGTTGCTATATCCTTTGCCGCTTTAAGTTTATCCATACTGCTTATATCATCTGATATAAGAGCCTCCATTACCATTTGACTTACAAGGGCATTATTAGCTTCATGTAATTCTGTTGTTGGTCTTTCTGCATTATCTTCGGCAAGCATTTTTGCATATTCTTTTGCCATTCTTACATTTTCAAATTTTTGCAAAAAAGGCTTTCCATACCTTCCTACAGAACGATAACTTATATTTTGACCCATACTATTTAAATACTCCGCTATCTCTTGATAAGTATGACCTTCAAGTAATCTGTCTTCAACAGCTTTACGAAGTTCTGGTGGAAGTCTGTCTATCTTCCCATGGCTTCTATTCTTAGCCATTTAAAATCACACCCTCTGTTTGTGTTGTACCTTCCAATAAATCTATTCCCAAAGAAGTAATCTTAGCTATGGTTCTATCTATATTAAGAATACTGTTTTTTATATTCTCAAGTTTAATAAAGCCTTTTCCCTCAAGATAATTGCAAGCATCTTCAATATCTTTTCTTTCATAATAAAAACCTTCTTTTTTTAGAGCAGATTCTACAACTTCAATTCCTGCTCCCAAAGGTTCTGAAAATTCACATATTTTTAATACATAACCTCTTAACATCTGTTTTTCGGTTATATCCAAAAGTTTATTCATCAATATCAACTCCTACATCATCTAAATCATTTTCGGCAAGATTAATACCTTTAGGTGTTAAATTTACAGTAATATCAAGATAATTTTCATTTTCAGTTGCTGTAATATATTCCTTTTCTTCAAGGTAATATAAAGCCTTTCTTATATCACTTTCAGAATTTATACTTTTATACCTGAGAAGGCTTTTTAAAGTTCCAACAGAAACACCTCCGGGATAAACTGCATAAAGTCTTTCTATAATATCTCCTCGCAGTTCTTTAGCTTTGGCTATTTCTAACTCCTTTTCCAAATTTATCACCTCTTTTACTCTTTCAGTTTCATTTCTATGATTTCAACCTTTTCCTGCATTTTTCCTGTTATATTTTTTATATCAGCCATAGCTGAAGATATATCTTTCATAGTAGACGAAAACCCTTCTATAGTATTTATAAGTGCTGTTTCTCTTTTAGAAGCCTCCTGTTTTAAAAGCTGTTCTCTTTTTTCAGACTCAGCTTTCAATATTTCTTCTCTTCTATAACTTTCCTCAAGAAGTATTCGCTCTCGTTCTCTGTATTCTTTTTCACGTCTTTTAATATCTTCTTTATTTTGTTCTTCACGCTTTGAGGCTTCTGCAACAAACTGAGAATACATATCTTCACTTTGTTTTGCCATTTTTTTATTTTGGTCTAAAGTATATTTTGTAAATATAAGTACAAGTACAATAGATAATCCAACATCAGGAATTTGTGATACAAGTTCTGTCAACTATATCACCCCATAACACCTGTTTTCTTTACAATACCAACTTGTCTTTCTATTTCATTTCTTATATAACTTTCAACATCAGATACTCCGCTTTTTAAAGCCTCTATAAGTTCAGGACTTATACTGGATTTAATTTCTTCATACGCTTCATCAGCGAGAGCAAGAAGTTCCTCTTTATCTGCTAAACCTTGCTTAACTTTTTCTCTAAGTTCCTCACCGGCTACCTGCTCCAATTTACCAACTACATTTCTTGATACAATCTCAATAGTTTTTTCAGCAGTATCAAGTCCTATTGATATAATCTCTTTGTCTTCAATTTCCATAGTTTTTTTCAATTCTGATATCTTCTTTCTCATATAGAAACTACCAACTGTAATACAATATGTAGCAGCTAAAGAAAGAAGAGAACCTGCTGCAATTATAATTTCTTCCTTCACAATATCACCCCTTAAATTTCTGTAAAATAAAAATGCTGGAAGAGGTTTCCCTCTATCCAGCATATTACTATATTTTCTTTGACAAGTAAAACTGACAAAGTCAGAGATTTCTGTCAAAAATAGAAATTTGTTCTTCAAATGGTTTTGACTTCATTTCATTTATAAGTTCTTTTACAAGACGATAAACAGTTCTTTCGGAAACCTTATATTTTCTTGCAAGATATTTTATATTATCACCATTGAATTCATTAATTATTTTAACATAACGTTGATTTTTTAAAAGCTCATCAACTTTAGGAATGTATATATTAGTGCCGCCATAGCGTTTAGATAATAGCATCAGATTATTAACTCCTATAAGTTCTGCATACTCCCTATGTTGTTCTTTGAGCTCTTTTATATTAATTTCTTCAGCCATTATCATCACTCCAAAATTTTATAACATATTTCCCAAAAGTCCTAAAACTTCTCCAACAGTAATTCCATCATTTAATTTATTCACCCAGTAATCTTTGTCGGTTATAACATTTCCTGATACAAGATTTTCAAAACCTGTTCTTTGCCAATCCGGAATATTATCAAGAGGATTACTTTCTTTAGTATCAATACCATAATATTGACAAACACCTTTACAAATAGCTTCAGCAGCACTTTGAAGAAAACTTTGTTTTTTTAATTTAAAACTATCGCTTACACAAGATATAAAACCAAGTTCTATAAGAACAGCACTCATTTTTGTTGAGTTTAAAACTATTAAATCTGGTCTCTCTTTTACACCTCTATCTTTAAATCCTGTAGTTTTTATAAGTTCTTTTTGTATATTATCAGCAAGCTGGTCTTCTTTTCCACCTTTTTTATATATAAGAGTTTCTATTCCTGATACACTTATATCAGCCACAGAATTTGTATGTATTGATATAAATAAGTCAGAATTATCATTATTAGCTCTATCAGCTATTTCATAAGGTGAAAAATAAGTATCCGATACACGTGTATAGCTTACTTCAAAACCTTTTCTCGTCAATTCACTTCCTAAAAGAAGTGCTGTTGTAAGAGTTATGTCTTTTTCTTTTAATCCATTTCCACAAGCTCCAGGGTCTTTTCCGCCATGTCCTGCATTTATATGTATTCTCATAATTTATTCCTCCTTAAAAGTAATTTTATTATTTTTATTAAACATCTATATACAATAATTATTATTACAATAGATAAAAAATCTGTTTCAATCATTTTTTCTTTTTATCCTTTTTTAAAAGCACTTTCATTCCTTCAATAACTTTAGATGCTATCTTTTTGTCAAGCCATTTTATACTGTCTATGTTATAATGCTTTTTTATAAAGCTATTTAATAAATTTTCATCAACTTTTTTATTTTCATCTGTCCATCCGAGTTGAAATGCAAGAGAATTTATAAATTTAAGTTGTTTATAGGAAGCCATATTTTCCGAAACGCTTTTATTTTCTTCAAGACTATCTATTATTTTTATAGCTTCTGTTATAGTAAGCTCTTTTATACTGCTTTTTGTTGTAATGCTATAAATATACGAATGAAGTGTATCGTTATCAAGAGCTCTTTCTTTTGCCAGTTTAAATATTTTTCTTATCTGAGCAGTAGTTATATTAGCTGACATATAACTTAACCTCGTATTTTTTCATAGTTAGGTTCACACCAAAATTTATCTTCAACTTTTCTTGATGCTCCTATCTTTGCTATATCTTTATCAGAATATGTACTAAGTACATCTTTGTTTATAGTTTCTGTTATTTTAATACATTGTTCCATACCAAATTTTTTAAGATTACTTATTATTTTCTCAATCTTTTTATTTGGTACAGAAATTTTTGATACTTGTCTAAAACCTATTTTCCCAAATGTAAGTTCTTTTGTTTTTCCATCTATATCAAATTTATGTTCATCAACAAAATCTTCTATCTGTTTTTCTAGTTTTTTAATATTTTCTTTTAAAGGTTTAGAAAGTTTATCTGCTTCAAGCTTAATATCATTTATTTTAATATTCATTTCAGCCTCTATTGATTCAATAGTTATTTTACATTCTCCAAGTTCTTTAAGACAAAGATTTACTTCTTCCCAATCTTTAATTCCATTTTTATTACCCATAAACAGTTGACCTCCTTTTTAATTATCTAAAAGTATTTTTATTATTTCTTCGTTTTCTTGTTTTGATAATATACTTCTTACAGACTCCTCAGGAAAAGCTATAGGAACAGCCATTTTCATAATTCTATTACTTATTCTTTTATCTACCGGAAGCTCCTCTATGCTATAATTAGATGTAAATATAGTAACTTTTTTAGATGTCATTCTGTCATTTATTATGTTATAAAACATTTCATCAACCCACTCACTGGCTCTTTCAGAACCAATATCATCTATTATAAGAATATCTATATTTTTAAAATCATTTATAAGAGTTGTATATGTATCAACAAAAGATGAACTATTCTCAAATGTTGACTTTATGCTATTAAGAAGATTGCTTGTAGTAATAAACCTCACGCTTTTAAGATATGTTTTTATAATTGCATTTCCTACACTGGCAGCTAACCTTGTTTTTCCTGTACCTCTTAATCTGCTATAAAAATATAAACCTTTTCCCAAAGATTGCATTTTATCAAATTTTTTAACATACTCAATAGCTATATTCTTAACAAAAACAGCATTTTCTCTACTCTCAACTCTTGTATATATTTCGGTATCAAATTCACCTACTTTAAAATCTTTAAACTCTTCAGGAATTGATGCAAACTTTAGTTTTTGTTCTTTTATCTCTAACTTTGCACAATCACATTTATAGTGACCGTTTTTCTCTTTATCATATATAAGACCTGTACCATCACATATACCAAAAGGACACTTTTTAGAATTCGCAATATTGTTCTTTCTTAAAGCCTCTTTCAGTAACAAGCTGTCTGAGTCTTGTTCCTTCGTCAACATCTCCTGTCTTTCCTGGCTGCCTGTTTTGCTCTGTTCATCACTTCTTGAATTTCTGTCATAAGCTATACCTCCTAATTCTTTATGTTTATTACGTATAATACCTAATACATATTTTTCATTTTGAGTAGAAGTCGCCTTCATAGATATGTATACTTTTAATGCTGATATAACAGCTTTTGGGTCATATTTCTTCCAGCTTTCTATTATGGTTATTTTTCTTTTGTTTGAAATTTTCTGAGTTTTGCGTGTTCTTTTTGCTAAAACATCAAAAAACTCTTGTATCACTTTTAGTTCTTCAGTAGAAAACACTTCTAAACCTTCCATTTAATCACCTTTTTCTTATAATTCTTTCTTTTCCTGAATACTTATGTTTTATAACCATAATTTCAGTTGTATCTTTGCATACAAGCCAGTTATCATAATTGAGATTTTTATCTTTTATGAATTTAGCTTGTCGGCGAGTCGGCTTTTTCCCCATCATAATTAACTATCCCCTTCCAAAACTTCAATACCAAATACCTTATGTTTAAGAAAATCTATAACTTCTTCATAGCAAGCATCGTCACCTATTTTTTCTCCGTTCCAAAAGAATTCTCTACAACTTGTAAAACTCCAATCGTGAGCATCTCCATCACACTCAATGTTATTAAGAAGACACTCCTCACAAAGTTTATGACCATTATATACATACTGTGCATCTCTATAAAAAGAATTACAGCTCTCACAAATACTCATGACCTCTCTCCTCACTTTTAGCTTTGATATTAAGTGTTAAACTTCTGTTTTTAATAATATTTGGCACAAAGAAATCAAAATCTTTTGTGCCAAATAAGGTTTCAATTATATATCTTCTTGATTAGTATTTTTGATAAACTCTTCAAAAGAGCCATTAAATATAGATAACATTCCTAATAAATAATCCCTTTGTATTAATTCAATATCTTTTACAGTAGCTTCTTTTTCAATGTACTTTTTAATCTCTTGTATCAAAACCAAACTTTCAAGCACAATTAATTTAACTCCGCCTTCTGCTGATAATTCAACTTTTCCTTCTTCTATTTTAAAATTTATCATTATTTTAATGCACCCTTCTTATTTATAATCTAGCTTTAAACTATATTCATTTCTCTTGCCATTCTGGCAATACCTCTTGCAGATACTTCTCCAAGAGCTGCTACTGTATTTACAAATACATTTACTGCACCTCTAATTCCATAATTGGTTCGTGCTATTTTATAAAGTACTTCTACTGCATCATCTGATATACATGAGTCTTCAAAAAGTATTCTTATATCATCTCTTGTTATATTGCTGGTTAATACGTGTTTATTATCAGCTATTCTGCTATAAAGCTGTGCATATGAAGCTTGTCCTGCACCTTTCATTTTGAGATATATTTCTTCATTACCGATAAATGCTATCCCTACTCCGCTTTCATCAGCTAAACATCTTAAATGATTTATAACCCTTACTGTAAGATGTTGTGCCTCATCTATTATAATAACCTTATTGCTGCCTTTAAGTTTTCGTATAGATTCAGCAAATATCTTTCTTGATACCTTTTCTCTTATTTTAAGTTCTTCAGCTATAAGTTCATTAACTCCTGTCATTGTGGCAAAACAAGGGCTTATGGTAATTACTATTGAGGTATCAGGATTTTGTTTATGATATTCTTTTATCCCCATAGTTTTCCCTATTCCGGCATCACCATAAACTACACCTATTTTTCCTTGTACATGGCAATATGCTATAAGGTTCATAACAATATTACTTACTGTTGTAGGTTTAAATCCGGGAGCTCTTGGAGCAGTTTCCTTTTGCTCTCTAATGCTTACAAGCTGTTCAACTTTAGGTATTATTGTATGTGGTGCTTTATATGTACCGCTTAAAAATGAGCTTAACTGACCATCTGATATACCCATTTCCTTAGCTATTTGAGATTGTGTTTTTCCAGAAGTTTCTTTGTATTCTTTAAGCAATTCTCTTGCTTTTTCTTCAGTTATCATAATTCTTCCTCCTTGGCTCTTCTGAGCCTTTCAACCGCTAGTGACCAATCTATAACTATATCATCATCGCCTGATACCTTTTTAAGTACTTCTTTTTCAGCAGTAACTAAAGGTGTTATTATTTTAGGATTAGGTCTGTCTATATCAAGCATATTTTCAGAAGCCTTATCAAGTATAAGTTTAAGTTCATTTTCAGCCTCAATGCCTTTATTACGTTTATATGCTTTTACTGCTCTTACTGCTTTTCTGTTTTCAGCTTGGTTCTTTCGTATTTCTTCTTTAGAAGCCTTGTAGCTTAATGTGTCTTTAAGTTCTGCTACACATATAAAAGACATTTTTTCATCATAAACTCTAACTGCTGATAAATCATCAGGACTATACCTTACATAAACTTCTCTACCAAAATACATTTCCCAAAGTTCTGCATTCCAATATTGAAGCTCTTGACCATAAAATCTTAAAGTAACACCATTTTTACCTACTTTTAATGTTCCTTTATTTCCTTTTGCATAACGCATAAACATAAGATTTAGTTTTTCAGGTGGTATAACTCTTCTTTCTATAAGTGTATTATTAAATATTTCATCTGGAGTTTTACCATACATTCCTTCTCCTGAATGCGACTGTTTGTTATACCACCCAAAAATATATGTATCAACCTGTTTTTTAAATTCTTCTATATTTACTAAACTATTTGGGTATTTAACTAATTCTTTTAAACTGTCAGGTCTTTCAAGTATTGTTCCTCCGGTATAGCCATCATATAATTTGCTTAAAGTATTTTTAACTGTACAGAATGCTCTTTCTATGCCTTTTGCTCTTGCATTTCTTGGAAGTGCTGTTGTAAACTCAATACCTAAGTCATCAAGTATTGACGGAAGTTTAAGCTCTTCATTTTTACGTCTTCTCCTAAAACCGTTTCCACCTAAATCATGGAATAAAAACTCTCGTCCGTTATCTGTATAAAGCATTTTTGGTACTCCGTTATATTCACAACCTTTTTTAAGTGCATATATCGTTGCGTCTGATGAAGGAGCATCTGTTATACACCAACCTGTTATTTTTCTGCTTCTTACGTCCATAAATGCTGTAAGATATACTCTTACAGGTTGACTGTTTTTTTCTACCATAACATCAAATGTATGGTTGTCAGCTACCCATATATCATTAGCTTGCAGGTCATCATACATACGTTTTATATACGGAGCACACTCACCTATAAATGTCTTCTCATTTTCTCTAAAATATTTTAAATATGGTATCGGTATAGCTTTAACTCCTCTTTCAAAAGTACTTCTTGACGGTAAAGGTAAAACATCTTGTCTTCCTTGAAGTTCAAAGTTCATTTCTGTAAGTTTCATGCATAATGATATGGACTTTCTGCTATCATCAAGATAATAGTATTCAAAAACGTCCCATACTTCATCAGAAAGTTTCTTTTGATGACCTGTATGTTTTCCCCTTCTGTCTACTAAAGCTATATCACCTATTTTGTTGTACTCTTTCCATTTTCTATAAAGACTTCTAAGACTTAAGTTTAAATCCGGATTTTGAACATTTATAATATCAACAAACTCAGTATCAGCTTCAGCTTTTGATTTACAGCTACTATTTCTGTATTTTTGCCAATCAAAAAGTATTTTCTTCCATCTTGCAATCTGTTCTATTTCATCACCTGTATAGTTATCTATTACAGTTTCAGTATCTATATCAGTTTTTTCTTGTTCCTGTTGAAAAACTTTTAAATGTCGTTTAAACTTTGATTGAAGTTTCTTTTCAATACTTGATAAAGGGATACGATATTGTATACCACCTCTGCCAGTCGCAAAACCATCAACTTCTATATAAGAAATAGAACCATTATTTATTTTCTGTTGTATCCATCTTTCACTACAACCTTTAAGTTCCGCCATTTCTTTTACAGTTAAATATATTTCTTCCACCATACCACCTCCTTATATTTAACTTTTAGTAAATGCTTAAATTAACTCTATGCTTGTATTGTTACTTTCAAAATGTCTTTTTAAAGAATTAAAAGATGTCCAATACATACCGTATGTATAATATGTGTATTCTGCTTCAAGTTCATCTTTTTGCTTTTTAGTTAAACCTTTAAACAATTTTTGTTTAGCTTTTGAACTTAATAAACTTTTCTTTTTTCTTGGATAAAATCTTATTCGTTCTTCACAGTCATTAAGAAACCATTCGCCCTTTATTTTTCCGTTTATATATACAATTATTGCATTTTTATATACACCGATTCTCTCAAGAACCAATGTCACTTTAAAGCTGTCTATTTTTAAATTAACAGGAGTATACGTTTCTCTAAGTTTTCTCTCAACCAAGCTCCATTCTTCTTTTGTCATATAAACTCACCCCTGTTATACACTCCTCCTACTTTACCGCTTTCACAAACAAGACCTTCTTTAAAAAATCCTTTATTGTAAAAGTAAAATATTTTTTCCAAACTAACATATGAAAGTTCTTTCACTAAATTTTTAGACTTAAATCTATATATTTTCATAAAATCCACCTTACCATTCATAATTAATAACTTCTTCTAAAATATCTATAACAATACTTATAAACTGTAATTTTATAAGAGGACTCATACTGTCATCTGATAAAACCTTCTGTATCAATCCCAACACTTGAGTTTTAAGACTTGCATTTCCGTATTGAAGACTGATTTTTATAAAGGAACATTTAATTTCCTCTTTCAAACCTTTCATAAAATCCCTCTTTCAAATTTTACAGTCTCGTGATATAATAAATCTGTGTGTTGCTTGCACTTGGAGCTCTGCTTCGGTGCAGGCTTTTTTTTATTATTCACCTGAGACTTTTTTTCTTGTATCATATAATTCCAAGTAATTCTCTATTGCTTTTTTGCAAGGTTCACTTTTAACATCTCCATAAAGAACTCTACTTATCATTGGTCTTTTATATCCTATTGCCTCACTTAATTCAGTAATAGTCATATTTTTATCCAATAACTTCTTTTTAACCTTTTTACCAAAAGGTGTAAGGTTATATTTTTTATTTAACCTTCTTTCCATAATATCAACTCCAGTTTCTGTTTCTTCAAAATTTCTTTCAAAATACTTCTTAACTGTAGGAGATGAAACACAGTAACCATTAGCGGAACAATATCTCGCTATTAGACTAAAATTCATTTTTTGGCACTCCTGCATACTTAAAAGCATTTCATCAATGTTTTCTCTAATTTCATTCGGAAAGTATTCAATCTTATTTTTATTTAGATTAAAATGTTCGTAATCATCTTCAATAACCATATAGTTTTGGTATGTACTCTTTGTGGCATTGATAATTTCCGGAACAATTTGTTTAACAATTTCCAAAATAGCTTGCTTCAAAAAATCTTCAGGGCTTGAGCTATAATATCCGTTTTTTCGTATTTGCGGTAATATTTCACTTGTAACCCAACGCTTAAATTCTTTAGCTTTCGGCAACTTACTTGAGAGTATTAAAGAATACAATCCACTTTCGTTGATAATGACAGCTTTGCTCTTATAGTTAGAGCCAATCCCCTGAATTAAGGTAGTGGTTTTATCCTCATTATCAATATATGTACTTATAGCATTTTCTGGTTTAGCATATCCAAGTATTCTTGCAACATCTTTACCAACAAACCAAACCTCATTATTGATAATTATTGTCCTTATTTCGCCAAGGTTTTCATTTTTAAACACTTGCAGTTTGTTCATTTATATACACCTCCTTTTCCTTACTTCATTATTTTTTGCTTTTTATTTTAGTAGCATTGCAAAAGAAGTTGCAGAAGTGGCTACAATTAAAGATAGGCTATAAAAAATGTGCTTTTTCTGATATGATTTAAGTAACAAATTTTACTTACAGCTATATATTAACTCATTATAATGTGTTAATCAATAAAAAATTAATATAAAACTCATTAAAATAAAGGTGGTCTTAAAAATGTTTTATAATCGTTTAAAAAAAATTTGCGAACTAAAGGATACTAATCCAACCCAACTACTAAAGGATATAAATGTAAGTACTGGTTCTCTTGGTAATTGGAAAAAAGGAATATTGCCTAAAGGCGATATACTAATAAAAATTTCAACTCATTTAGATGTGTCAATAGATTATTTATTATTAGGAAAAGAGGAGTGTAATTTAAAAGAACCAGAAATTTCACAGAAAAATGAAGATAGTTTAAAAACAGATGAGAAACTTCTAATAAAAACTTACAGAGAAGTATCAGATGAAGGAAAAGATTTAATTCAAGAATCTATACGTGATATTTGGGCTGACCATAGAATTAAAAAATCTTCTAAAAAATCAAACTCTAAACATAAAGATGTAGCCATTTAAAATTAATATATAAAAAAGATTAGTTTTTTTATTTTTATATTTTAGGTAACGAATTTTACCTACATATCAAAAATACATTAATAAGGAAGTTTCTCTATTTTTATTTTTTGCCATTCTTTTTGCAGATTTTTTTCTGTTTTTATTTTTATAACGCTTCAAAGCGTTGATTTTGCCTAACTTTTACTACTAACGAACAAATTATCAAGTTCGTTAGTAGTACTTCGTTAGTCATTTACACATTTTTACATTTATTTTTTAGATTTAAAAATAAAAAAATCCCTTTAAACGTTGAATTTAAGGGATTTTAAAAACTTTTAAAATATTTTTTTAACTTTTTTAAAAATTTAAAAATTAAGATTTATATTCTATTTTTTCAATTTTAACTCCTTCATTAAGAATGGCAAAAAGTTTTACTTGACAAGCTAATAATGTTGATTTTGCAGGCTTTGGACGCTATTGGTCGGGTTTTGACATTTTTTCTTTTTTTGTCATTCTTCATGATAAATAACAATAAGGAACCTTTAAATGATTAAAGGTTCCTCAAAAAATATAATTATTTAAATATAAACTATAGCCAATTTTAAGATTTAATTTTAAATTAGCCATCATTAATCTATAATCTCTAATAATATAATCAATAAATTAAGTATTGTAATTAAAATGATTATTTTTAGTATCTGTTTGAGTTATTGGTGAAGGAATACACTACTAAATCCATATACTAATTATATTACTTTATTTCTCATTTATCTAAAATTCTAATAAATAATACTAAAAAGAATATTTGAGGAAATTAACTTATAATATATAAAAATTTACATATAAACGAGACTATTTAATATCATTTCCTTGTGAATCCAAAAAAGAACAGTTTGTTGCTTTTTCGTTAATAATATTATGAAATATATATGGATATTCATTTGGTAATATATCAATCTGAGATATTATATCACCATATTGATTTCTTTCTACTATAGATTTACAATTAATATCATTAATTAAATATATACTCTCAGTATTCCATAAAACACTTACAATATCTTTTGAATATATTTTAGGAATATAAACTTCCTCAACAAAATATCTATCTTTTGGTAACAAATTACATTCTACAGCTCTATAATAAATTAATGATTCATCTTGAATCATAAACCATAGCAAGGCATCATCTTCCTTTGAAAATTTCCCCAAATAAGTTATATTAGCTGAATGATTTTGTTCCAAATGAAATTCTTTTCTTACTATATTTATTAAATCATCTTGATTTCTAGCAATTTTAGAATTATATATAAATACTATTTTTAAAACTAATAATATACTAACAATAATAAAAATAGTTATAAATTTTCGCTTCATATATTCCTCACACTATAAATGTATTTATTTTACATTCACTAAATAATCTACATCACAACAAATTGTTTCATCACTATATTTAGGACTTAAAGAACCTAAAAAATAATATACATCATATTCCCATTCAGCAGCAGCTTTTGTAGATTTATTAATTTCTTTACTTGAATCGATAGTAGATATACTTGATTGAATAGTTAAATCATGTTCATTACTAAATAATTCTTTATCATCTATTTCTGCACCAACAGCTCTTACATTTTTATCATTTATATTTCTATTTGATTCTGATCCACCTGAATATGTAATATTTTCAAGTACACCTAAAATTTCATTCACTGTACTAAACCCAATTTTATCAATTACAAATTCAATAATACCTTTTATATTTGTACCCCATAAACCAGATGTATTTCCAGATAGACTTACATCGTCAGTAAAAGCTGTATTGTAGCCACATCCCATTGCACCAGTTATATTTCTATATCTAATTGCATTACTCCAACCTGAGTCCAAATTGCCATCTACATTTACTGTTTCAATAACTTCAAAAGTACTATAAATATCAGAACTACCAGCTGTTCCAACATCAACAACAGAAAAAGTTATTTTGGGATAAGATGCATAAATTACTTTTTGTCCACCTTCTGTTATTATTGTGGTAGTATATAATTTACCAGAAACATCCTCTTTATTTATAGTATATGGTTCATGTTCATTTAATTTATCAAATATATATTTCAATTCTGGTCTTTGATTAATCTCATCTTGAGTAAATGAATTCAAAGGTCTTGCACTATAACTTACAGTAGCAGTATTATTTTTAATTTGTTCGATAACTTCATTTTCAGTTAATTTTGAATTTGTATTAGCAAACACATTGGTACTAGTAATACTAGTAATTATTAATAGTATAGATAATAAATTTTTTATTTTCAACAT